GGATAATTCACCACCTCAATCGGAGTCGTACACTTAACATCTTTGAGTTCTTGTCCAGTTTGTTGGTCAACGCCATCATATGATGTATCCAAGTAAACATTTTTTGCATGATTCGAAACTACAATAATTTTGTCCACAAGCATTGATTTTTGAATCCATTCTGGCGAAACTTTAGTTGTTTCGATGCCAGCTGTGTATCCAATATTTACTGGCGCCATTCTTTCCCATTCATTAGGAATCGTTACCTGNAAAGACATATCATAATGACCTCCATTATTTTGATGATGAACAGTTTTTTGAATGATAGAATCCATCCAACGACGCTCTTCATCATCATCTGAAAGCCACCCTGTTTGGCCCCAGCCAACAGGAAAAAGATAAATATCAAACCTATCTTGATATTCTCTTAATGATCTCAATGCAAATCTTGTCTGCTCCCCATACCCCGATCTTGAAAGAGCTGGGCCTCTGACTATTATTTTTTTCATGCTACCTCTATTAGTTTCCAAGCTTGGTGATTTTTTCTATTTTCCCAAGATCCTTTTTCATTATACACTTTTGTAAAAATCTTGTCCCACTCATTAATATATCGCTCATGTCCATAATTTTTTAAAACATGTTCTCTCCCCTTTCTTCCTAATTCCTCTCTTTCCTCCTTTGTCAAATTATACATTTTTAACAAAGCGTCAACAACATCTTTTTCGCAAACTCTGTCTTCATAAATAAATGGAACTATTTGAGAACCAATAATAGCTTTTGATGCAGGTTCAATTCCAAAACCAAACCATTCTTCGCCGTCCGTAACTTGTTCCTGCAAACCGCCTGTCATAGTTACAATTATTGGGGTTTCACAAGATAATGATTCAAAGGTAGACAGCCCAAAGCCTTCAGCATCTGATACGCTGATAGTGCAGTCTGCCATATTATACATCATAGCCATTACCTCTGAAGGATATTTTTCCCTAGATATCAACACCTGACCATCTGTAAGCCCCAGCTCTTTAATAATTATTTCTAAATCTTGACCATTTGGGTCTTGAGGATCTGTGTGCATAACGAGAGATGCGTTTTCATGTCCAATTTCATCAAGAAAAGTTTTAAACCAGTATATTAAACTACCACTTTGTTTCCTTCTTGCATTTCTACTGTTCCACATTACTATAAACTTATCAATATTTTTATCTTTTGGAAAGCTTTGATATTTAAATTCCTTAACTTGGTTCTCTGGATATTTTTTAAACACATCTGTTTGCGTCGTATGGGGAAGATATACACTTTCCACTTTTGGAGCAACATTTTTAACAATATCATCTGTTACCTTTGATATTGTTGCAACCAAATCATTTGATTCATAAAATGGTCTATTAAAATTCGGATAAGGATAATTATCCCAAACATGATAATAGACCATCGGGACCAACGACCGAATTTCGTTNTCCATCATCCACAACCAGTCCCAAAATCTAGGATCCGTCATAAACCATAAAACATCCGGGCGTTCCCTATGAAGCATAGAGCGAATCATGTCTTGATTGCCATATCCATCGACAGGAAGTATAATCCAATCGCCATTATACTCACCTACGTTTATCGGAGTATAATCAGAATGTTGAATTGCACCGCCCAAACTAATAAATTTATATTTACCAGTTTCAAGCATTCCTTCGATCATCATTTTTGTTTGTAAGCCAACTCCGGATGGAGACAAGGGATGATCACTTATCGTTAAGATCTTAATTTTTTCTGCCAATTTAACCTCTTATGGACAATGTTTTGTTTTATAAAATTCGCAATATCTACAAGACAACCTATTTTTCACAAAGTTTCTATTATTGATATTGTACAATGCTTTGTCCAAAAGTTTAAGGGCATTTTTAATTTTTTTATTACCGCTTAAGACTTTAAATAATTCAACTTTGTTTTTTTTAGCTGTTCTTTTGAGAAGTGCGAAGTGCGTTTCAATATTATCTAGTTCAACGTTGTGTTTTTTGGAAAAATAATATTTGTAATAAGTTAGCTGATAGGTTGTCATCTTGTCACTCTTTCTTCTCGCGTCCCATCCCCAAGAACAGGTTTTCCAGTCGATAACATGATATTTACCATCTTTTGTCTTTAGCACCAAATCAACATAGCCTTTAAATTTAAAGTCGTGTGTTTCGATGTCTTCAAAAAGAGCCTCTTCTGTACAAACAATCTCATATTTACCAAAATACTTCTTAAGAGCTGGCTTGATATAATCTAATAATTCTAAGCCTTGATCTTTCATCTCCAAAGCTAGCTTTTTATTAAAATCGTAATTATCGTCTGCTAATTTCTGCAGAGCTTCCTTGTATTTTAATACAAAATATTTATCTGATTCTGTATTTTCATTCAACAACATGTTTTCACATGTATCATGAACAGCATTTCCAAAGGCAGTATATTCATTGCCTTGAAAAATTTTAATTTTTTGTATATTAACTAAATTATGATAATATGGGCATTTATCCCAATTTTTTAATTCAGAAAAAGAAACGTGTTTTTGACTCACTTAATACCTCGCTGACTCTAATAATTCTTCTATTTTAAAATAAAGCTTAGGACTTATTTTTTTTAAATATTCTCTATCTTTAAGATGATACTCTTCAAATCCAATAGCAAAATATTCTCTCAAAGATGTGACAGCGTATGGTGAAACAAACAACCCCATACTTAAGCTAGCCAGAAGAGGATATCCGACTTCTTTATAAAGAAAGTCATCAAAGCCTACTGAATAATCAATATTTAAAAAATCTTCCATTCTAACATCAAAGTTTTCATTTTTAACAATGCTATACAGCCTTTTTCTTTTTCCTAAAAACTCATTTTTGATTTGATTATCATCATACAACTCTTGTTTTGCCATTTCTTCAACAGCGTGTGCAATTTCATGTATAACATCGTCAACCATATCATCTTCATCTGTCTGATCGTTTGTTATATACAGAGTTCCTTCTCTGTACATAGCATTTACTTCTCTGTCTATTAATTCATCAAATTGTCCGACAATAATTGAATCTATATTATACACAAAATGTGAAGGAATCAAATTTTCAACTTTTTTGAGAACATGAAGTATATCAAAATATTCTGGTAGAGAATCTTTTATATAGACTTGCACATTATTAAAAAATTCATAATGAGTCCTATCTTTAAGTGTTTTGAGAGATGAACTTTTTATATATTCAACTATATTATTCCTCGTCGTCATCTTCACTGTCTGACAATTCTTTGCCTACATCCACATCTGCTAATGCTTGCTGATAGCCTCTAACCCAATTTTCTTCAGCAACAACTAAAAGAAACTCAGGAAATTCTTTTGCTACTGTTTCAACAATCATTTCAACAGAAACATTTCCATCCTCTGGTTCACATTTAGTCCCAACGTAATCAACGAGCCAACTTTTTAACTCAGTGTCCTTTCCGACAACCTCATCGAGAGCTGTATTGCTTTCTTCCTCTGTATCTTTCCATTCAATATTCATTTTTATCTCCTTATAAAATTTTTGCTGCTAATGTAGCAACTTTCGAACGCTCTCCTCTGGTCAACGTAATATGACCAGCAACATCATGATCTTTAAATTTCTCAACAACATATGTTAGACCATTTGATGTTTCATCGACATACACATTATCAATTTGTTCAATGTCGCCAGTCATAACAAGTTTAGTGTTTTCTCCAACTCTAGTTAAAATAGTTTTTATCTCATGTTGTGACAATTGTTGACACTCATCAATAACAATGTATGCATTAGAAATAGAACGACCTCTGATATAAGTTAATGCTTCTATCTCTATTGTACCATCATTTACGTATAAGTCAAGCATTTTTTTATCGGAGCCCATCAAATATTCTAAATTGTCCTTAATTGGACTCAGCCATGGTATCATTTTTTCTTCCATTGAGCCCGGCAAATAGCCTATATCGCGTCCTAACGGTTGAATGGGCCTAGTTACTATCAAACGGCGATACGTCGACTCCTGGCCATCCTCGACGGTCTGATGGAGCCCTGCAGCTATAGCACAGAGTGTTTTCCCACTTCCTGCTTTGCCAACCAACGTCACAACTGGAATACTGGGGTCCATTAACAAGTCTAAAGCGAATTTCTGTTCTTTATTTCTAGATCTAACACCCCAAATATCTCCATTATCAATAATTTTTTTAAGTGAAGAATTGTAACTAACAAATCTAGCCAATCCTGTTTTCTTTTCGTTTGAATTAGAAACAAGCATGATCATCTGATTAGGATAAAGTTTTACTTCTTCTTTTTCTAAAAATATATCCTCTCCATCATAAAATTGGTCGATTATCTCGTCATCAACTAAGTGTTTTGTAAAACCAGTATATAATAGTGAACTATTTTGTACAACTTGGCCAACTGTATAGTCTTGTACCGGCATTTCTAGAGAATCGCATTTAATTCTCATATTAATGTCTCTAGAAACTACAATTATTTTTTTATTGGGAAAATTTTGTTTTTCCGCAAGAACTGTGCCAATTATCATATTATCAGGATCTGCGGAAGATAGTTCTTCCGGTAATAAAGAAACATCACAATTCTTGATAAAAACTATGCCTTTGCCTTTCCCTATTCTAACACCTTTTTTAAGATTTCCTTTTTCTCTTAAAGAGTCAAGAATTCTAATTATATTTCTAGCGTTTAAGCCGACACTATCTTGTCTTTTTTTATGTTTATCTATTTCTTCAAGTACTTTTAGTGGTACCAATATATCACTTTTTCCGAATGCAAAAACAGAATTCGCATCAGTCAAATAGACGTTTGTATCTAAAACATATGTTTTTTTTCTTACAGTCACATTAAATAACTATCAGTCAATACTTTCTGGTGGTTTAGCGGTTATCACTTCCGGTTCTGAAATAACGACAACGTAAATTGCATGTACTCTTTCTTGATCCATTTCATACGCCAATTCTAGCATTCCATCATAGTTTTGTTCAACTATTTCAGCCGCTGGGAGAGATGTTTCACTTTTCATCGCTGCAGAGCTGGCTACACAACCGAATAATACTAAACTAAAAAATAGAAAATTAAATATTCTTTTCATGTTTTTTGGATTTCTCCTTTTACTATAATACAAGTATATAGCAAGAAATTAAAATTTGTTCTCTAGTTATAATTAGAAGGAAATTCGATATATGAAAAAAATAGTTAAGTACGCAGCAATCTCTATTATACTTATAGTAATAATTTTATTAGTTTTTTCTTGTGGTTTAAGTTCATCTTATTTAATCAGTTCTGGGCTTGATGAAGGAAATAAAAACTTTAGAGAATCATTTTTAAAAGTAGAGAATAAATTTTCTGCTAGAGAATGCATAGAAAACGAAAAAAAACAACAAACCGAATGTACAATAGAAAGAATAATATCGTCTGCTTCTGCTTTTGTTGTTAGTTCCGGGAAAGCAGGCTCTTATGCAATTACTGCGGCTCATTTCTGTGAAGATGACATTGAATTACTTTTAAAGTCGGTTGTTAGGGGCATTCCAATAAAAAAAATTCAATTTTATGCTTATGATATAGATATGAAAAGATACGACGTCAATGTCATAAATTATGATAGAAAATTAGATCTATGTTTAATTTATGTCAAGAAGCTTCGAAGAAAACCAGCACTAATTTCACAATACGCTCCGAACCCAGGCGATAAAACATATAATTTAGCTGCGCCCATGGGTATGTTCAGCAAAGATATGATTCCCAAACTAGATGGGTACTTTGCTGGCTATTATTACAGAGATCCTTACAACAAGAGCCAACAATTTGCAATTTATTCAGTGCCAGCGATTGGGGGGAGTTCTGGATCTCCTCTTTTTGATAAAAACGGTTATATAGTCGGAATGATTCATTCAGTTAATATAAGATTCCCATTTTTGTCATATTCCCCAACTCATGAACAATTAAGAAAATATATTNATGANAATGTNCCTTATTGAGGGTTCTGTTGCTTTTTCTCACTTTTGGTTGACTTAGTATAACCATCTTTATACCAACCTCCTCCTTTTAATGAGAATGAGCCTTTGGACACAAGTTTTTTGCACTTTCCGCCGCAACGTTTCTCTAATGAGCCACTAATCACTACATTGTCGCACTTAGGCGCCGTTTCATCGACTTTTTGCATAATTTCGAAGGAAAAATCGCATAATTGGCACTTATATTCGTAAATTGGCATAATTCACTAAATTATTTCGTCTACAAGTCCATACTCGAGGCATGTCTCAGCATCGAACCATAGGTCGTGTTTTAGTATCTCATTAAGCTTTTTTTTGGGAACTTTCGTGTGTTCGTTGTAAATATCCTTAATAATTCGCATAAAGAGGTCACAATTGTCTAAACTATCCTTTAATTCTTCGTATTTGCCCCACATCCCGGATGATATTTGATGAATTAGCATAAAAGCGTTGCTTCTTATCTGTCTATGGGTGCCAACGACACTAAAAAGAGTCGCAGCAGAGGCTGCGCAGCCTTCTACCACTGTGATAACCGGTACTTCGCACGATTGTATGTAATCTACAGCCGATAAACCAGCAAAAACACTGCCTCCGAAGCTGTTTATGTGCAAATATATGTTAGCGGGCTCATTTAAACCCAATAATTGTGCTTGATTAAGCAAATTATCATTCAAATTTCTTAAATTCTTATTCAAAACAAGGATTTTCTGCCTAGAAACCTCTGAATAGTAGTAAATTCTGTTNTTTGNTGNCTCAACAACGTTGTTTTTGTCACTAGTGGCAACAACTGGGGTGCCTTCTTTGTCTTTTTTGTCTTTTCCGGCCCAAAATATGTCTTTCATGCTCGAACCTTCTTATTTTTGCCCTTTTTTCTCTGTTTTTTGCCTTTTTTGTCGACTTTTTCTTCAAAAAGTGGGTTTTTTCTTAGTTTTACGACATATTTTAAGCCTGCAGGGCCGCATCGTTTAACTTTTACCTGAATTTTATCGTTTTCAGACAAAAGTTTAACTCTTTTCTTATCTGCATCTTGATATTCGTTAAAATATGCTATATTTTTCCAAGATTTACTAGTATTTTGATCAGTTTGATCAGTTT